ATATAGGGAGTGGTGTAGGTTTCAGTGCTAAACCCGCCACGGTCTACGGTAATTCCGCCACGCCTGCGAGCCACAAATGGCGCCATTTTGCGCTTGCCCTTCTTAACGTCTACATCAACTTTTTCAGTTACGAAAGTTTGAATTCCAGGGAAAAACGTATCTCTTAAAAATGTTTGTGCAGGCAACGACTGTTCTATTGCCCGCAACATCATCCTGGTTTCATAAAGATTTATTGTCATTTATATCACTCTCCTTTCTAATAAGGCACATTATCGCTCAGGAATATCCCAAGCTCACGCAACTTGGCCTCATGCATGTCTGCGGTGTCCTTGCCGCCAAATATGAGAGCCTTCCTGTTAAAATGCCCGCTCGTATATGCGACTGCTACTACGCTTCCTTCGGCCGTGTTGACATCATCCGCAAGAATGCAATCCGCATCCTGACTGCCGTCTACATTCGCAGAATTGACAACTTTATACTGACCGTCACCTGCTACGACTGAAATAGAAAATTCGTCATCTAACGCAAAGCCGCTGGTACCTTCTGTAATCGTAAAATTGATGGGCCCGACATACGCCACACCTGCCGTTGCGTCGTCTAAACGAATGCCATCAGGATCAACTACTTTAAATACGGCCGAGATTCCAGTATCTGTAGCGGTTGTACATGTTAAAGTGTAAGTCCCGAGCTTAGCCGTCTTGCCGAGCACCACTTCGCTTATCGTGCCCTTGTCCTCGTCTTCTGGCTTCTCAATTGTGCCAACGGCCTTAATAATCTTGCCTAACACCGTCCCTCTTTTTAATTCACCTTGCTCGGCGTCCAGTTTTACGGCCTTTGTCAGGACCGGCACCGATCCGTCAACTACTAAGTTGTCCGGCACAAAAGAACCGAGATCCTGTACTAACTCTGCCATTTCTTTGCCCTCCTTTTGCTTATTAATTCTGCCATGGATTTTACAACTGCTTCCTTCTGGGCCTCATTGTCGTGAGCCTCGGGGGCAACATTTACATCGTCAACGCCCGAATCACGGCTGTCGGCCATCATTTTGGCCATGGCTTCTTTCTTTTTAGCTGCTTCTATTTTCAGCAGCTCTATCGCAACCTGTTCTACCGTCATTGGAGATTCAAACTTGGCCTTTGTTTCAAGGTCCTTCGGCATGACGGAGGCAATTTCATCGATTGCCTTAATCCTTTCCCTTTCAGCATTTGCCCCATCTTCTCGAGCTGCTGCTTCTATTGCCGCCACGAGATCGGGATAAAGTACTTTTAATTCATCCGCTGTTTTTACATCCACTGGTTTACCCTCCTTTTTATTCTCATGATTCCCCGCTTTATCTTCCCAGGGCGGGGTCCTGTCGAACTGCTCATAGTGCCTTCCAAGATGATTTTTTACCTTGCCCATATCAGCTTGCGGGATGTTGCTCTGCTCAAGCCTGGCTGCTGCATTTGCTACGCCTCGCCATACCACCTTGCCATCGCTTGGCCTATGGTGTGGGAGTTTAAGATCCCCATACTTTTCGGGCGGCATAGATGCAGCCCAGGCAAAATGCCCGGCAATACGTCTTTTCTCGGCATCAGATAGCTCGTCCCAGCTTTTATCCGTAAAATCTTCGAGATTGGGGGCCTCCCACGGCTCATCCTCGTCTGCTGTTTCCATTGACACGTTCTCTGGAGACACCCCATTGATGATTTTTGGCAGCGGGACGCTAAGCTTAGATATATCGTGCCTGACACCATTCACGATTAATACTCCACCTCGAGCCGCAACCGGCACATCCTCAAAGAGCACTTCGTCAGCAAAGCCAAGTTCCTGAGCTTCTTTGCCGGTCATCCATGTTTCTTTGTCCATCATTTTAGATATCCTTTCTGTTTCTAATCCAGTTTTCCCGGCATATGCATGGATAATCCCTTCCTTTACCACCTCCAGCTGTTTTGCATATTTTTTCATTTCATCGGCTGTGAAATAGCCGAGCATGCCCATTGCAGGATTATGTATCATCATGAGTGCATTGTTGGGCATCTTAACCACATCTCCAGCCATAGCCACCACACTTGCTGCGCTGGCTGCTATGCCGTCAATGACAGCTATTATTTTGGCCTTGTGTGACTTAAGTTGGGTATAAATAGCCTGCGCGGCAAATATATCTCCACCTATTGAATTGATTCTAACTGTTATCCTCTTTATGTCACCTAATGCCTTCAGATCGTCGTAAAACTGACGAGGAGTCGTTATATTGCCTTCTTCATCCAGCCAAAGCCCGTTATCAGAATATATTTCTCCATACAGGATAATTTCTGCTTCATCTTCGTTTACATTCCTTATTTGCCAGAATTTATTCACTTTTTCACCTCCCTACTGTGGCTGCGTAGGAACACCAGCAGCCTTCATGCGTTCAATTTCCCGCTGTAATTGATCTATATTTCTGTCAAAGTCGCTGCCAATGAGCTCAATCGATTCCCTTTCCCTTGTGGAAAAGCCGTTTTGCACGCGCATTTGAGCCGCTTGGACTTCTTTGACCGGGTCTACCTGCCCAGGTGCAGGTCCATGCCATTCAGCTCTTGCCCACGCTTTCGTTATGATCGGATCACTAAAGAACCCAGGAGCATCTATACGCCCTATAGATACCGCTTCTCTAAGCCATACTTCATAAATTGGCTGACAGAAGTCATTGGCAAACCAGGTCCGACGCATCCTGAAAGCCTTCCAAGCCTCAAGAAGCGCTGCCCTGCTTGCGGAATAACTCGCTGTAAAGTTTTTTAATAGGAGCTCGTACGGTATTTCAAGCGCAGCACCAACATGTTTGGCAAGTGCCGTTGTAAAAGACTCAAAATTAGAAGATGGTCTTTTAGGATCTGCAGCAGCGATGTCATAGCCGGGGGGCAGAGTGTTGATCGTCCCTGCGCCGAGTTCGAAATCTGCAGGGTCAATGCTGATCTTTTCCTTCGCCCCCACGGCCTCGGCAAGTGGAAAATCTCCTATGGCCCCACCTCCCTCTTTAATAAAAATTGTAAAAAACCCCATTACGATTGCGGCCATAAGTTCCGCTTCCGTATATCGTTTTATTTGCTTCAATTCCTCTATAATGGGAGAAAGGAAAGGCACTCCACGATATTGCTCACATCTTTCCGGCACCATCACTTGAAGAATATTTGGAATGCCTGTCCTTTTCCCAAAAGCCTCAATGCGAGTCCATTCCCACGTGGCCATCGGATTTGCCGGGTCATTCAGATAGGCATTTGAAACCCAATATGCCACTACCTTGCCTGTTTTATCTATCTCTACACCGTTAATAATCCTGTTGCCTGTTTCTGAGTTATAACCGATAGGACCATATGTATAAGATACTGCTCTCGTATTGGACATAGGCGTGCTAACCCTATCGGCTTCAATAGCGTGGATGCGCAAAGAATACGGGAAATATGGTGTAGGATCTTCAAATTTGATCAATGCCCAACCATCGCCATTTAACAGCGATGACATAAATACAAGCGATTGGATTTCATAAAAATTATTCATATAAGTGGCATCGCAGAACAACCCATCTGCCCATAGCGCAAACTCTCGTTCTGTTTTTTTCTCCCATTTATCTGCTTCGTCGATGGATATGCCGAGCACCTCGTAGTCAATGCGTGCTTTCAGCTTTAATCCCGCTCCTATTACGTTCGTCCTTGACGTGTTTATGGCTGATCTTGCCAGCCCGCTACTCATGAAAAGATCTCTAGATCGCTGGCGCAATGTATCAAGATTCATATCTATGTCAGCTTGCGGGCTGCTTGACCACGCCTGCCATCCCTTCATAGAGCGTTTATACGTTGAGGCACCTGAGCTGGAATATCCTGCGTTCTTTATTGTCGCAAGTGTCTGTCTTGCTATTTCCCGCTTGGCTGCATGAACAGGGCTTATAACTGATAGCAACTTATCTATTATGCCCATCATATATCCCTCAACACTATTCTTTTGGCGCTTCTTCCGGCATTACGCTCAACTATTTCTATTTGAGCTTCAAGCTCCTTGATTGCCTGTCTTATCTGTGCCAGGTCTGCCCGCTGCAGCGTCC